TCCATAATTAAACATTCTAACATATTTATTTTCCATAAAGTAACATCATAATATCAAGAGCACAATCGTGAGTTGGGTGGTGCTTAATCACATTGTGTCGCTCAAATCCAGTTGCTTCTACTGTTGCGTAACCATTCTTACCTGTTTCGCAGAGTAAATCAACAGCAGTTCGAACATCACGCCAAACATTATACGGAGCAATTAAATCAACCTTGATTGATTTACAAAGACTATCAATACACATTTGATCTAGAGAACCACGAGCCCAAAAGGTTTGGTCTTTCTCTGGAAAATGTGCGATATATTCTTTTATTTTATTGATTCCATCTGAGATTGTCAAATCATCTTTGAGTCGAGCAAGAGAAATCTTGCGGACATATTCGTGTTGTTGTGACCACCATTCAACTGTACCTTTGTCAACTGAACGACCAAGATCAACCTGCTCTTGTGCATTGAACTTAACAAATAATGCTCTGTTCAGCAATTCATTGTAGGTTACTTTTTCACCAATTTCAAAATGAATGATGGACGCAGATAAGACAACGGCAGTTGACTCAGCGTCCAGTGTTTCAATATCGAACATAAACATAATAAAAACTCCTCAGGTATTCATATATTATACCTGATTATTGAATAAATGTCAAGGACTTTTTCAGTCCTTGCAAGGATTATACAGGGGCGATAATGCTTTGGGCTGGGGGAACTATAATCCCTGCTCCAAAGATTCGGTTGTATTCGTTTACAAGATCTTTGGAAGGAATGCAAGAAGATCCAATGGCAGACTTATAGATGTCTACATTACCATCAGCATAGGGCATATATGGAGCGATTGCGACTCCAACACCACCAGATTTTGGATCTCTTTGAAGGACGATCTGGGCTGGTTCTTTAATCTCAAAATGGTCGCCGAATGCAATAAAAACTTGACCAATAATTTCTTCACCATTAATCATTTTAAAAACTTTAATATCATTACTCATTATAACTCTTCCTGTTCAACTAAAAAATCTACAAAAGATGCAGCGAGATCTGCATTGTCAAATTGTTTCACTACTGTAGAGAAGGTATAAACATTATAACCAACAATCAATATAGAGTGATCTTTAAAGATTGAGATCTTTAATACCCAATCTCTTCTTCGGATGGGTACATAAGTTACCATGTTTGGAAATACGCTTGCTCTTTTCTTCATACTTCTATTTATGAAGCAGAAGAAGTAGGGAGCCGAAGCTCCCTTGTTATTACTTCTGTGGGTTTGGCGGAATCTTTCCGTTTACCCAATCCCAATCATCATCAGTCATAGGGATCCAGTTACACATTATAGACCCCTCGCTTGACCATCGTAGTATCTACGAGTCCAGTGTTCAACATCAGATGATGTCTGAGGATTTTTACTTACAATGTAATCTTCTAAAGGCGAAGATTGTTTAAACAAAAAAGAAAAGAATTTTAAGAGTGCCATTTTGTATGCTCCTCTGCTTGCATTCTTTTTGCTTCTTGTATGCAACTCACAACTTCCATAACAAATCCCTTAATGGATTTTAGAATGTTAGTCATGTTATTCTGCCTCAGTCAAGAACTCTTTTTTACCAGTTGTCTTTACTGGAACTTTCTTTGGTTTCTTTTCCTCAGGGATAAGACGCTCCAGAGCAATCTTAAGCATACCATTGAATAGTTCTGCGTTCTTTACTTCAATGTGATCATCGATAGCGAACGCACGAGTAAACGCACGAGTTGCGATACCCTTAAACAAATAGTCATAAGACTCATCTGTTTCAGCTTCAACATTTCCTTTAACAATTAACTTACCACCATCGATAGTGATGTCGATCTCAGACTCACCGAAACCAGCTACTGCGATTTCAATTGTGTATGAGTTCTCATCATTCTTGCGAATGTTATATGGTGGATAGTTGGGAATGTTTTTAGTTAGATCAGCATGCATTGCCTGCAGCTGTTTTGCTGTATCATCAAAACCGACAAAGAATTTGTCGAAGTCCTTGAATCCTGGACCAAATAATGCAAATTGGTTGTTGTTACCCATAATTTTTCTCCTATTAAGCGAGTTAAAAATAAATTCACTACCCCAAATGGGCATAGTGTTTTGCTGGTTACTGGTTCCAGCGACAGCTTAACGTACTGACAGCTTTACCAACGATTCGTAACTTAGTGGTCCTAAGGTGAATAGATTACGCTGCTGGGGCAGCTGGTGCCTCAGGAGTAGCTGGCGCTTGAGCAGCTTGTTGAGCCTGCACAATTGCGTCTACCTGTGGATCACCTTGTGATTTAATTTTAGTAACCAAAGTAACAACTTCTTCGAATGGATGCTTACCCAATACACGAAGAACCATGTTTACTTCGTCGATACTCAATTCAAGTTTAATGATAGAATCATTCATTTCAATTCACTCCAAGTTAAAAATTATTTAGTTACGGTAACCTTCTTACCGATATTATATTTAGGGACTAATTCCCACTGGTCTTTCTCTTTATATGCCACAACTTTAATCTGTGACAGAGAAACTTTTGGCTCTGCTTTCGAGGGATGTACGATAGAAAGCAAACCCCAATCTTGCAATAATCCAGCTACAGTATTTCTACGCTCTACATCGTTGGAAGTAATGTTCGATTCCTTACCATCGAGGGCGAACAGTTCCTTAAAGTGAACGATAAAATACCTACCTTGTTTATGCAAAATATGGCATGATTGGTATAACTTTTGTTCTTTTCTGGAAGCGATCCCGATTCGGGTAAGAGTTTCACGGATTTTCAAAAAGTTATCAGGTTCTGGTAACAGTACTTCCAGCATCGAATCTGGAGTCCAGTCATAATAAATCATTTCGACAGACATTATTTTCCACCTTTGAATAGTTTTTCTTCTATAATCTTAATCTGAGCAGGTGTCAAAATGTCTAAGACTTCCCTTGCCCTCTCAGTAGAATATTTATAATATTCCATAATTAGAAGAACAACCTTATCCTCGGCTTCTTTTTTATGCCACTTCGAAAAACGCTTCTTCTTGGATATTGTATTCAGAAGAAAATCGTTCTGCCATATCTTGTGGATTCCACCATGTCGATTCATCTCATTCGCCATCATAACTGTATCAGAGAAATAAGATAGTCCTCTGTTTACCATGAATGGGGAATAGTCTTTTTCGTTCAGTGGATCTTCCCTGAGTAAATCTTTTTTGGTTACAGTTATAGCATTAATAAAATCAAAAGGACTTGGCATCGCTAAACCCCGCATCAATTTCCTTCTGGTCAGCTACAAATTTCTTCCCTGGAAACTTCTTGTGAAGAATGTTTTCAATTTCATTACGACTAGAACCTTGTGCCATAAATTGCTTTGTGTTTTTGTCATAAATGTAGATCATAGTACCATGTTTTTCAATAGTAATCTCTATAGAATTTTTACGAATTTCCTCTGTAACATGTGTAATCATTTTACCCATAGTACGCTCAAGTAAATTTTGATGTCTGGTCCATCCAAACAAAGCACCAAGAAAGAAAACAAACATCAAAGAAAGAATGACGGAAGCATAAAATACAATTTCCATATCATCCTCACTTAAATTTACATTGAATCATAATCTCGGTCATCGCTGCCACTGTGTTTAATTCATGGTCGGCAACGAACGCTGCTTTGTACTGATAGTCTGCCAAAATCAAAACAAGATGATGTACTGTGGATGTCTCAAGGAAATCTACAGCTTTGTCATACAACTCGCGGAACAACTGTGTTGTTTCAATATCAGAATTCTTAGCAACCCATTTACGAACTGCTGGGAAATCTTTAGTCTTCAAATAACCAACAAGTTCTTTATAAGATTCATCGGACAAGTTTACAAGAATTCCACTGTCGATTTTACCAGTAACAGAATATCGCTGCAATTCATTTAAGATTCTACGATAATCTGGGAAGTGTCTTGTAATAACTTCTGCTACAACTTTTGGATCAAACTCAATACCCTCGTCTTTAAGAATACCTGAAGCACGCTTAAAGAAATTTGCTGCGATAGATTGTTTATCTTTCGTGTCGATCTTGAACTCAACAACGGCACATCTACTATGTAGAGGCTCGATGATTCGGTTCTTGAAGTTACATGTAAAGATAAATCGGCAATTGCTAGAGAACTCCTCAATGAATCCACGCAACGCTGGTTGGGTAGAATTGGCATTAAGATAATCCGCTTCGTCAAGGATAACTACTTTCTTGGCATCAGTTAGCGAAACAGTCGAAGCGAAACCCTTAATCTTTGTTCGTAGAACATCGATACCAGATTCTTCAGATCCGTTGATTAACAAATACTCAGCACCAATCTCATTACATAGTGCTTTAGCCACTGTAGTTTTACCAACACCTGCTGTTCCGCAGAACAAAAAGTTTGGTAACTGACCACTAGTAATAAACTCTTTGAATGTTTGCTTCAAAGAATCAGGTAAGATACACTCATCAATAGTTTTTGGTCTGTAGCGCTCTACCCACAGGAACTCTTTTTCACTCATAACAAATTCTCCAAATCATAAATAAAAGGTCGGGAACAGTTCGTTGGGAGCGAACCATCCCCTAAACATAACAACCTAAAGAGAGGTCACTATGTCTAATATTATATATCTAATTACTAACAAAGTCAATTCAAAAATCTATGTTGGCAAGACTTCTAAAAGTCTCCAGGATAGGTTTAAACGACATTGTTATAATCACCAAAATCAAAATACCTATCTCTATAGAGCCATGCGAAAGTATGGAATAGAGAACTTCACCATTAAAATTTTAGAGGAAACTGATTTTCCAAACGAACAAGAGATATATTGGATTAAAACTTTAAAACCGCAGTACAACATGACAATCGGCGGAGATGGTGGAGATACTTCAAAATCTCCCAATTACAAACTAGGTATGAAGAATAGGGTTCACCCACATTTACCAACTTATGGAATGCTTGGTAAAGAACATCCAATGAAAGGTAAATCTCTAACAAAGAATTACTGTCCAGTAGTTTGCGAGGGTATCGAGTATCTTTCTGTTGGTGATGCCCAGAAAGCATATCAAGGAATCAATATTCGAAAAAGACTCGATAATCCAAAATATTCAGATTTCTATAGATTAAAAGAAAGAACTAAACGGATTTAAAATGTTCTTCAAGAGAAAACCATTTGTCGTCAATTATATGTCCGATCGCTTTTATTGGACCAGTCCATTCATTATCTTTTTTAATTCGGCAGAGTTGACCCTTTAGATCTTCCCATTTCTCAACACCGACAGTTTCTAAAATCTTACGAATGGCTAGGATAGACTTAGCGTGACCAATTTCTCCACCCTTACCATCAAGAGCATATCCACCAAATCCCTGACCAGTCGCACCCATTGTCATCGTCAACGATAAAGACATAATTCCATGGTCTTCAATACCCAGCATGGTATTTACTATTTTAGCATTTGTTACAAACATAATATAAAACTCCAATCAAATAAAAAATGCCATAAGCGAAGCAGTTGATTTTTCCTTCGGTAATCTTGGTGTAGACATCTTAGTAAAATCTGTTTTACCCTTTGCGATATCCCAAGCTGCAATACACATGTTTCTAACATCAGTTGGGTATTTGGCTTTGGCTTCACTTTCTAAATAGAAGTCAGCAATCCATTCCCACTGTTCATGGTAATCACACCAAACCATTTTCTTAACAACTTTACCAGTTTCTAAATCAATAGTATAGAGTTCTTCTTTTGGTAATACTTTGCGATTAACTCTAGGAGATGCTATCTGCTTTCGCTTAGTCATAATATAATCTTTCAATCAATGTTGCCCATAAGTATTAACAGGGCGATCCTCATCACCCTGCTCTGGCACTACATAATAATTAGAAGTCGAAGGTGGAGTCTGCTTCAACTGCGACATAGTAGACGAGGTCGCTTCGTTGGAATCTTGAGATTCGCTTGCTTGAGATTGACACATCAAATTCTCCTGGGATCATTTTAAGATTTTCGACTTTAAGATTTACCTTAAATTTCTTGTCGGTTTCACCAAGATGTGCTTCAAAATTGTTACCAGTTGCGTTCTTCTTCTGACCAACTACGGCAGTGATTTTCTTACCATCGCCAGAGATAGTCAAGTCGGGAGCAGCCAAAACACCTGAAGTTTTACGGATAAGGTTCAACTGACCAGCTGTCAACTTAAAGTTAATCTCAGCGTCAGGGAAAACGATTTCCTTCTGTGGTACTGTAAGGTTACCAGCTTCTGCTGCGTAATAGTTGATATGGTTGTCGCCTTGTTTGATGGTGACATATTTCTCGTGGAACTTCAACTCAGGATCTTCAAACAAAGATAGTGCGTTGAGGAATTCGTTCAGGTCATAGATACCAAACTCCTGAGGAAAGTCTTCGGCAACAACAGAGGATGCCATAATATTTTTCTGCTCAGAAATCGTAGCAATCTTAGTACCTTTCTTCAACAAAAGATTCCCATGAATACTGGAAAAGTTTTGTAGAAGTTCGATAGTGGCTTTACTTAGTTTCATTTTTTCTCCAAATTAAAAACATAATAATATGTATAAAACATTATACCTAAAAATGTGGTGTGTGTCAAATATTTTTATTGTAAAGCGATAGGACTTACAATGATTCTTGGTTCAATGTAAACAGGTTTGGCTTTACCATCCTTGTGGTCAACACAAAGAACCCATGTGCCATCAGCAGCAGCTGGACTGTATAATCCATTTGGGTCTGCCTGAGGCAATGTAACATTACCATTCTGTCCACTAACACGCATCTGTGGATTTGTGTACTGTGTTGCGTAAGGTAAGCCATAGCCAACTGAGTCGCATACTTTAGTCAATTGGTTATTCATACCGACCAAATAGGTTGTAGTTGGAACACTACGATCGCGCAACTCAAGGATATCTTTGAACATACGCTTCTCAGCAAAATTAGTGATTGCTGGCATACCAACTGACTGAACAGCTTGTAATTGTAGTTCTTCCTGTTTGGCAGCTTCAATTCGACGACTGTCTGGATGATCATCACATGCTGTCAAAACAGCCAACAATGGCAACACCAATAAAAGTTTTTTCATATCACTTACCTGCTTTCAAATCATTATAAAAGTTACGAAGGTTTGGTGGCAACTTGTCCTCTGGGTAAACAGAGAAACGATGAAGGACGATAGCACGAAGCGCATCCTTGTGGTCTTTATCAGCGTTGATATAATCCATTTGGAGATTTTCCAAGTCGCGAATCATACCATCATTATATTGTTCAGATTGTTTGAAAACCTGATTATCTACTGCACGATATTTTGGTGCGAAATATTGGTAAGCATAAAAGCTACCAAACATACCAAGAACAACAAGAGCAATCCACCCTACTACAATTGCTGAAATTTCTTTAAACATATTATTCCTTTGAATATTTTACATCGTGTTCATATAAGAACATTAGGCAACACATTGCATGCGCCAAGTGATTCTTACCTGTCTCTGGATCATTTTGTTCTCCCTCTTTCCATGCCCATAAGTGTCTTTGCATTGCGTCATAATATCTACGCTTAGAGTCGGGAACATGTTTCCAGTTATCTGGTTCATACTTCTCAGCACCAAAGGTCAAGATTTCTACTGTAGCCTTCAATGCGAGTGGAGGTAGCAAGCCATACTGTAGCTTACCACCATCAAATTT